ACTCTAACCAAGTTATTCAACTTATCCATTTGACTCATACACACTCCTTACTACTCAATGGCTATTTTTGAGTTGTTCTCTTTCGATATTGATAAGTTGTTGGTGTGGGTGTCCAAGTTTAGTCCTGGAAAGATTTTGTCGGCTATTTGCCGGCTGGGATTGGACAGTTGGAACAATTTCCGAAAATGGTTTTGGGGTTTGAATTTCGACAAGCATGAATGGGCGGTAGACCATTTTATGCCTCTCATGCCAAGGTTTTCTAGTGACATGGATGAAGTTGCAAAACGTATCGTAACCCCAAAATCCAAACCCAAACTCGAGGACTGTCTTGAGATTGACACAGCCGTTGAAGAATGCTTCAACGAAGAATGCTTTGAACCACAAGAAGATGGTTCAATGAAACTTAAGCGTGTCGCCGCCCCGCAGCAAATAAAACGTGTGCGGACGGGCATGATCGAAGACGCCATCTCTGCCGTAGAAGCTAGAATCAGGAATCGCCACATGATAATGGGTGACGACATGGGACTAGTGGACGAGGCCGCTGTTAGGGCAACCGCCATGGACATCTGTGGTGAGTACAAAATCAATGAACACCACACCAGGTGTATCATTTATGCCGCAGCGTATCGTGCGATGACTCCGGATCAAGAATCGATTGATGCCACAAAAATGGCATACAATCCGAAGTCACAAGCGAGAAGAGACCTGGTTTCCATCCTTCGGAAGAACATATCTTTCGGAGGATTCAAATCCCTCGAGGATTTTTAAGTGCCCCTGTCAGTTTTCCGGTTGAAGATGCCCCCTACCAAATCCTCGGCATCCCGGAAATCAAGGTAGCTGACAAGCGGGCGTCTAGGGTCTGTAAGTTTAAAAGGGTCGTAGGTTTGCCCAGTCTGAGTGCTGGACAATCGGTTTGTGTCCACAAAACCAGCCTACATAATATGATAGTTAGTTTAGAACAGCGCGTTTTCCGTGTAAAAAATGAAACAGGAGAATTCGTTGTTCCTCCCCAACCATCCAAAGGTGCCTTCGATTCGATTTCTTATTTCAGGGAAGCCTGGAAAAAGAAATTGTATTCCAAGGGACCGGTCGTCAAATCCTCAATTGACGACGTGGTAGCGTGCTATTCTTCCGAAAAGAAGAAATTATATCAAAAGGGCGCTGCCACACTGAGCCATCGCCCGTTACACTGGAGGGACTCCAAAGTCCGAGCTTTCATCAAAGTCGAAAAATTGGAATGTGACAAGAAAGCACCAGTGCCGCGGACGATCCAACCACGCTCCAAACGATACAACCTTTGTATTGGTAGGTATCTGCGCCTCAATGAAAAGAGGATGCTGGATGCCATCGATGCTGTATTCGGAGAAAAGACGGTCTTGTCCGGGTTGGACAACAAGGCTCAAGGGCGTGCCATCGCCAAGAAATGGTCTAAGTACGAGTCCCCTATTGGGATTGGACTTGATGCAAGTCGATTCGATCAACACTGTTCGAAAGATGCGCTCAAGTTCGAACACTCCTTTTACCGGGAGTGTTTTCCTGATGACAAGACGTCGCCTGATCTCCTGGATTGGCAACTAGAAAACGAGGGAAGTGCTTTGATGCCAACTGAGAGCTTGGTAAAGTATAGGACCAGGTGTCGCATGTCGGGCGACATTAACACAGGACTGGGTAACAAGATACTCATGTGCAGCATGGTCCACGCTTATCTGAAAGAGGTAGGCGTAAATGCTTCGTTAGCCAATAATGGTGACGACTGTGTACTCTTCTGTGAGAAGGGAGACTTCAACAGAATTAACGATTCGCTTCGAGAATGGTTCCTGTGCCGAGGATTCAACATGGTAGTTGAAGAGCCGGTCGAATGCCTCGAAAGGGTCGTATTTTGTAGAAGTCAACCGGTTTGTGTGGCCACCAAATGGGCAATGGTCAGACAATTGGGAAGTTTGTCGCGAGACTGCTTTTCAACACAGAATTGGTTAAACCCCACGACGTTCCGAGATGCTATGAATGCGCTTGGTCAGTGTAACGGCATCATCAACGATGGTGTCCCAGTGCACATGGCTCAGGCGAAACGCATGTATGCAGCAGGAGGCAATAGAAAATTTGACCTCAAAGCACTCCATAAACAGATGGAGTACAGCTGGCGTGATAGACTCGGAGCGAGGACGAACCTATTGTGGAGTGAAGTTGAAGACAGTACACGACTGTCCTACTTCAGGGCATTCGGTATAGAACCGGCCGTCCAGAGAATAGTAGAAGGTTACTTTTCGGAAAGCAAAATTTCTGAAGAGGGGCGTCAAACAAACTTTTTACCAACACACTATTCTCGACTTCACAAGGATTTACTCGTACCTCGTTATCTTAACTAGATGACGTCTAGACAATCCCGAAAATCCAAAATGGCGCTGGTGCCTAAACAGCGTCAGAACCTGGCTCGGACGGTGAAAACTGTCAAAATACCTTACGCAACCACCCAGATAGTCACCACTAGCAACCCACCGAAGAAGGGACAAATCAAAGTCAGTGGAAGACAATTGTTCATGTCGCTGATTACCTCGTCCAGCTTTGTGGTGAACAATGGCCTGCCTACTCCCAGTTTGCTCAGTCTAAATCCTAGTAACCAGTACCTGTTCCCCTCTCTAGCTTACGAGGCGGCGAACTACGACCTGTATCGATTTGCCAAGTTGCGGCTTTCATATGTACACGACACAAACGCCACCGTGAGCGGTCGCGTTTCACTGATGTGGGACAGAGACTCCCAAGATGTACCACCCAACAGTCGGGTTTCAATACCCCAATGCACCAAATCGGTGTCTACGGCTGTGTATGAAAGTTGTGCCATCGACCTCCCTATTGACGATGTCTGGAGGTTTGTAAGGGATACCGACGTAGTGGACCGCAAGCTCTCCGATTATGGACAGATCTTCACAGCCGTCCACAGTGGGTCAACCACTGACGAGGTAGGGGACGTGTACCTGGATTATACTATTGAGTTAAAAGACAGACAACCTACTGCATCGATGGTGCAGACAGCATACTGGGATGTATCAGGGGTCCTCGCCAAAAGTGAGGGTCCTAGGTACTTCTCCCCTAGTAGTGATGTGACATTCACGAGTACCATGGCAGCCATTTCCCTGCAGTTGTCGGGCATATTCAATGTACAGGTGGTAGTCACTTGTACCACTGCAGGAACTCTGGTCGTAGGTCCTAATATATCGGTAATCGGTGCCATGTATTCCCAGTTCACAACCCCAAGGTATTTTGCACAGCCAGTGTTGGCTTGTACTGGTGTCCCCAATGGCACTCCGTCCGTCAGCATGACCGGTTTCGCCGGGATCACGCGTATTACTTTGGTAATCACGCGTCTTCCGCCGGAAACGCGTTGCCGTAACCGTCAGTTCCCGTAGCCGCCAACAAAGTTGCAAGAGCGGGCGTTGCTAGCCTTTGCCGACCCTGCTTCCTGGCGCAGCAAATCCAGAGAAAAACAGAGTGTTAGGATGTTGTCTTCTTACCTTAGGAGACGAGAACCTACGAGGCACAAGTCAGTGATCCGGATCCTGAGAAACAGGCAGTCCGCAACCTTAGTAGGGGGCGGCAGACGGGTGGGCTTCAGCCTTGGGGTGGTACCCAAGGATAACCTGCCGACGTGGTGGAGACACCAGGCGTGTTGTGGCGTCATCGAATCACGAACACTTGTGTTGGCCGTAGTTAAATTCGTGTCAGTCCTTTTCTTTTGTTTGTATGTGGGGTCAGTGTGCGTCACACGCACCGACGGGAGTAGAAAACCCGCCGTCAAGTAAAAACAGGGAAACGAACACCGGTGGGTATAACCCCCGGGCCCCT